TTGCCCTTAATAATTGGAAAGCCTTTTATTTTTACTTTTTTCATGTTTACTCCTATCATCATATAGTTATATTATACCACAGTTTTGATAGTTTGTAAACAGTTTTTTGAAAAAAAGTGCATTTATTTTAGCTAAATAACCATATAAAAAACTTAATTTGATAGTACCAAAATGTACATAATAGTACCAACAATATAGAATAAACTACAACTCTATACCAATCGATTTTACGCAAAATGTTTCCTAATTGTACCTAGCTTATCTTCAGCTTCAGCAATTTTGGCAATTTGAGTTTCAATAGCTTCTACTACATCTGGATGTTCTCCAATACCTGCAGCATTTCTTGTATATACCATTACATTAGCTTTTGCTACTTCAATCTCGCCTTCTAGTTTTTTACATAACGCTTCTAATAAATAACTCATCCTACAAATTCCTCTCCTGGATTCCACTCACATCCTGTAAGTCCACCAGCTTTTAAAGCTTGTAGTGTTCTTAATACTTCATGAGCGTTTCTTCCTGTATCTAAAGCATTAATTGACGCGTGTTGAATTACTCTATCTTTATCAATAATAAATGTTGCTCTATAACACACACCATTTTCTTCATCAACAATACCTAATTCATGTGATAAACCTAAACCACAATCTGCTGCTAATGAATGTCTAATATTGCCAATTAACTCGTTATCTTTTTTCCAAGCTAATTTACAAAATTCGTTATCTCCACTAATACCAACAACATTAGCTTCTTCTACTAACATATCCATACCAGCAATTTCTGTTGGACAAATAAATGTAAAATCTTTTGGATAAAAGTAAATAACACTCCAATCATTTTTGAGCGGAGTATAACCCTCATCTACACTTACTTGAACAAATTCGTTGTTTTCATTTACTCCATTTAAAACGAATGGAGGAAACTTTTCACCTACACTTAACATTTTATCTCCCAAATAATTTTCTTCTTTTATATTCAGCAATTGTTTCCAAAAGCTTTTTTGTCCAGTTATCACGATGCTCGATAAAAATTTGAGGACCCTGATCACCTGCGATTACGGTTACCAACTGTGTAATTGGCATACCTGTTCTTTCTTCCCACATAATTGCATATGCGGCTTCTTGTACGAAATATCCTTCACACCATTCTTTCTTTTTAGGCTTTGCAGCCGTCTTATAATCAATAATGGAGTTTTTTCCATTCCATACACCAACACAATCCACTCTTCCAGCAACACCTAAGTGATCTGAAAACAATGGAGCTTCTTGTGCATAAACTGTTGTTAGATTATTATCTATAATATCTTTTACTTCCATGAAGTTTGATTTTACAACAAGATTAGCATCTTGAAAGTAATCCTCTTCATTGTCTACATATCTTTCCAATACAGCGTGGACAGCAGTACCACGAGTTGAAGCACGTTTTGATATTTTATTTGCTTCTTCTTCACCAACTCTAGCACGCCATTCACGAATGGCATCTTCACTTAGGATTGATAAAACTGTTGTAATAGAAGGATAATTACGATTATCAGGACAGGCATATGTTCTACCAGTGTCAGTAGTTGTTGCCACCAAGTCAGTATAACCGAGATCAATTGGTTCATGTTTAAAGTTTCCCATGTTCATATAATTCCTTTGTCATAATAAAATCTCTTACAAAATCACTTCGTACAATATCTTCCCAACCGAATTCAATATGTTCAAAATATTTCATATGATCTACAATTACCATAAATTGTTTGATACCGTCTTTATCGCCGTTTCTTGTAAAGTCTGATTGATAATAATCACCACACATAATAAATCTGCAATTATCACCAAGTCTTGTAATTACTGAGCATAGTTCATGGTAATTACAATTTTGTGATTCATCGACAATTACAATTGCATCTTTTATTGTCAGACCTCTTATAAAAGATGTTGTTAAAAATTCTATTTGTTTAGCTTGTAATAATTTATTCCATGCTTCATGATCTTCGAATAAATCATTTACAACGGCTTTATAAGGTGTTTTATAAGCCTCTTCTTTTTCTTCAAGTGTACCTGGAAGAAATCCCATATCTCTAGTTGGTAAAGCAGATCTTACGATTATAACTTTACTATATTCTTTTTTAAGAACAGATTCTAATGCTAGATATAAAGATATAAATGTTTTACCCGTACCTGCTGATCCATCTAGACATAAATGATTACCTTTTGCAAAGCAATCAAATACTTCTTTTTGGTTTTTAGTCAAAGGTGTAAGTTCCCTAAGATGTTCTAGGCGAAGCTTTGAAGGTCGTTTGTTCATTTTGATTTGATATTATCCCTAAGTCTTGGTGGTAATCCTGATTTAATTCTTGATTGTACTTCTTTCCAACCATCACCTGCTTGCTTGAGTACTCCACCACTATCACTAGTAGCAATTTTTGGAGCACTAATCATTGGTTCTAAATCTGGATTGTCTTTTAAAAATTGTTCTCTATCGGCGATCTTTACCATTTTGGTAATGACTTCACCAGTGTCTTTATTCCTATATTCATACAACGGCATTAAACCACTCCGGAATTTGTCTTTTTGTCCATTCCATTTTGAATCGACTTTGTTTAGTTTGATAAAAATTTTGATATGATAATACAGCATCTGTACCACCCAATCCATGTACAACACATTCTGGATTTGATTTCATAGCAAGTTTAAATGGTGTCATACCACCACTTCTATTAATATTTTTAGGTAGTGCTTTAAGAATATTTCTTAATTTAGAATCTGTAGAATGGACTTTCTCGTAGCGATAAGTGTATTCATCGCATAAAGCAATGAAGTGTTCATAATGCCAACTGTAATTACAACAGCTTTCGCGGGACCACACTGTACAAGGATGATTGAAGTGCACAGCCTTATACAGCGTGTCTTCACGGTCATCATTCAACTTGTAATAATCTACCATTCTTTTACCTGATTTTGATGGTCTTTTCTCTTTAGTCCCATCCAGCATTCTATGTACGGTAGATAGCATTTGAGCAGATTCGACAATCATTTTTACTACATGCTTGTCACACTGTTCTTGTGCAGCAATTACAGGGTCATCATTTAGTATAAACAAATTCATAGTATATATTATATCACATTCACGCCATTTTGTAAACTAGTTTGTTTGGCTAATTTCAACCATATCGTTAATGTATCTATCGATGTGTGCTATTTTTTTCTCCATTTTATATGCTAACACATCTTTTCCTTTTTTCATTAAACTTCTTTGATAGTAAAGTGCCTCTTTCTTGTCTTTTTTGAGGCGTTCCAATTGTTGTAAACTCATATATGTTCTCCATAGCTTGTTTAATTTGTACTATCATAATATAAGTTTAATTACCTCCTTACTTTCTAATTAAATCCGGAAACGCAGCTTTCACTATAGCTTTTGTGACGTACTTATAGCTAAGATTTTTGTCTTTTGCATTACACAAAAGCTCTGCTTCATCCGGGTGGGATCTCTGTAACATCTCAATAAATAATTGCTCTCTCTTAAATTTATTTAGCTTAGGCGTAACAGCTTGTACAAAGTTACCAAACTTTGGATATTCAAATCTTAAAGGTCTGAATTCTTCAGCTTGCTTTGCTTCTAAGTCATATTTTTTATAAGGCGGTGTGCCTTCAGGGAGATCTAAAATTACTGATTCGTCTAGAGCGATTCGTAAAATATCTCTAAGAGCAGTACAATCGTGCTCTTTTAGATAAGCGATTCTTTCATCTCTACTGCCAAGTTTATTGACATTTTTGAGAATATCTGATATTAATGGTTTATCCATTATAAAATTCCTCCACAACTTCAATCAAATGATTACATCTTTTCTTTATTAAATAATTCAAAACACGCATTTTCATTGCCGGTTTTTGTTCGTTATAGTTATTTATAATTCTATCTTGCACATCCTGCGGGATTGCCGTTAAATCAATGAGTGTTTTGTTTCTTTGATAGTTTCTGTATTCTTCAGTTGTCATTACATCTTGAAGATTATCTACATTTTCTGCCCAGTATTCAATTTTCTTTTTTGTCATTGGTGATTGTCTAATTTCATCTACAATAGCATTATCGGGCGATAATACATTTGGTATTCCATCACCTTTATCACCTTTCATAATATGTTCAAACGCATAAGTTCTAGGATTAGCATCAGTTACAATTTTCTTTTGAATAGGTGAAAATTGTTTTACGTTATTAAACTTTTGTAATTGAATAAAGTCTTTATCAGATGACACGATCATAATTGGTTCGTGTTGACCAAATTCTTGTGTTTGCATTGTAAGTGTTCCAATAATATCATCGGCTTCACAACCTTCTAAATGCATAACTTTATATGGTAAGTTTTCTCTAATTTCATCACGTACTAGATTTAGAATTCTAAAAATTTCTGGCCAGTCTTGATCTGAACTATCTCTATTCTTTTTTCTATTGGCTTTATATAATGGAAAGTAATCTCTACGCCAAGTATTCATACCATCGGCACAAATTACCATTTGGCCAAATTGATCACGATACTTTTTATTATACATACGAATACTATTTAGTATCATATGTCTTATCATATTTTCATCATTTAGTTTTTGCACTATGATGTTAGATAGTGCGATCTGACTATAATCAATTAAAATCATTAAAATCCTGTTGGGCTTGTATTTTCATAAAAATAATATCAAGGTATTCATGTAAAAAATGTTTCATACCTCCATATCTCATAAACATAGACGATAATAAATTAACAATAACAAAAGCATCTTGTGCTTCAGGACAATCTTTATCTCTAAAGTTCATTCCTTCAAATGGTGATCCTTCTTGTTCATTAATTAATTCTTCAATCATCATTAAAATTAATTGTGATGTATCTACACAATCTAAACCATATTGTTCAGCAG